ACTTGGAATCACTTGGAATAACAGAATGTGAGGAAGCGCCGATAGACACAAAAAGTCAATTTAGGGTCAGCACAAACAGTAGCAGGCAAATTGACTTAGGGTTTTCCCTATTGCAGCGGGGGCGGCTGCATGGTATAAAGGCATTGGGTGGCGCGGCTACCCGGTAGTGTGGTGAGAAAACAACACTTCCTTGGTTTCAATAATTGGAGCTTTTGCAGATATGAAATCTTTTAGACAACAGTATGAAACTGCTGCTTTGCTGGATCTTTGCACGCAAGATGTTTGTGTCGATTCCACAGAGCACCTGAAGACTATTTGGGAGCTGGATTCTGCCATTCGCCTAGAGTTTGAAGGCGCGATTCAGCTGTACAAACAAGGTTTGACCCATTCCATAGAGTTTGTCCGCGCATTGAATTTCATTCTTGACATCAACAGGACCCCACAATCATGAACAGATGGTCACATACATTGCTTGAAGCAGCGCAGAGCGATAGGGCTTACCTGACTGACATGGCTGCAATCTTTGCAGTTTACAGTAATAGATACTTTCGTGATTTCTTAGACTGGCACCTGAATCATCCACTACGCAAAGACTCCCCCAGAGCCGTATACGCTTTTCTTCCTCTCTATCTTGAATTGCTTGCTGCAATGACGGATGACGAGATTCAAGAATATCTAGAACAAGATTGGAGAGACTATCATGTCTAAGCAATTGATGACTTCACTCACAGATATGAACAAAGCAATTTATCGACCAGTTGCAAACGACGGCGCAAAATGGAAATGTGCTGATTGCCAGCAATACAAACAACACAATGAAGTTTGGCACATCAGTCTTGCAAATGGCAAGAAAGAAATTTTATGCAAAGATTGCGTAGATGCTGAGTGGATCGACACTTACGCAGTGTTTGATCCGAAACCAATTTAATTAACAGGAGCGCAAAATCATGTCTAAGCAATTGATGACCTCTCTTGAAGAGATCAAGTCTTTCAGTCCCTGCGCAAGTGGCTGGAAAGCTATTCTCAAAGGTCAAGGCAAAACTGAAGCAGACTCAGTTGAGTTTCCTTTGATCGATTGCATTGATAGTAATTCTTTTGCAGATGTGTGCTGGTTACTAGGTAAACGAATTTGCGAGGTTGCTGTTTGTGCTAGCGCAGCTAGAGCATGCGCAGAATCTGCAAGGATGATGCTAAGCCCATTCAGGTCAACGGTTGCTGATTATGCTGATGAGTATGCTGATGCTGCTTATGATTCTGCTGATGCTGCTTATGATTCTTATGCTGCTGCTGCTGCTTCTTATGCTGCGGCTGCTGCTGCTTATGCTACGGATGCTGCTGGTGCGGCCGCTGCTACTGCTGCTACGGATGCTGCTGCTACTGCTGCTGCTGCTGCTGCTGCTTATCATGATGCTGCTGCTACTGCTGCTTATGATGCTGCTGCTGCTACTGCTGATGCTGCTGCTATTTATGCTGATGCTTATGCTGATGCTTATGCTGCTGCTGCTATTTATGCTGATGATGCTACTGCTACTGCTGATGCTGATGCTGCTGCTGATGCTGCTGCTGCATTTGAGCGGCAAATGATCAAAAACAAGCAATTTCTCCGTGATGCGATTATTGCTTGGGAGGAATCTCATGATTGAGGATCAAATCACTGTTGCAATTCAACTCGGTACAATCTGCTGGATTATCTGGATGGTTGTTTCTGAATTCAACCGGGACAAAGGAGAATAAATCATGCGTAAATGGAAACGTCAGCTATGCGAGAGGCTAGCTAATCTAGCTATTTTCATTCTCTTTACTTCTGTCCTCTGGATGCAAGCTTTTTTTAACTTAGATTAACTCTTTCCACAAAGGAACTTTCATGAGCCAAAAACTGACTCACATCATTCACTGCATGTATACAGGCATTCCCATTGGTGTTCTTGAGATTCAAACAGCTGTAGGGCATCTTCCTTATCTCAGCCACTGGACGGAAATGCAAGCCGCACATCCCTTCTTCTCTCTGCCTACTGGAAAGTTGCTAGCTCATGCAAGAAAAGAGTACGAGAGACTTGCGAAGGCTAGCAAAGATAGCGAATCAAGTGCAGCAGAAGACAAGATTCTGCAAATTCTCTTCGTTGCAGTGCTTCACACTTTCGGAGCAGTGAGGCAAGAAGCTCCCGCATTGCCTGAAATTGAAGTTGTGCAAGAGCTGATGCCACGACTCTTCAAACTTGCGTATTGGAAGCACTTGCTTGAATCCAAACGCTTTCGCTATCCTGAGTGGAAGATCACACAGCTCAATGCGAATACTAAATTCGAGAACATTCGTTACTACATTGAAGCATGCGAGGATGTGCGAATTGATTATGAGCGAGGCGTAGATGATGTAATCGAAAAAGCCAAGTTGCTCGCAACTGAGGAGGCGCTCCGAAAATTGCGCAATCAGTGGCTTGTGCCAATCGGCAAGCGCGCTCTTTGGAAGTGGGTATTCAGTTATCTTGCCAGTAGCCAGTACGGCGCTGATGCAACAGGTTGGATCTCAACTCTCTTTCTTGGCAATGAAAAGACACAGCTTGATTTTGATCCTGATGAAACTGACTTGATGCAAGAGATGATCGAATCTACTTGCCCCGGCGGTAATGGAATCATGAAAGCTGTTCGCGATCACATTGCGGCAATTAGAAAGAATCAAGTTGATATCAAAGAAGCATTCACAGTTGATTTCGGAGCACTTGTTGAGGATTCTCCTTTGATTCAAGAAACAGAGCCCAAGCTTGAAGACTTTTCGAGCAAAGTTGCTTGGATAAAGGCGCGAGCAGGCTGGTATTTGCGCCAGCGAAAGGCGGGTGATTTGTGAACATCTACTCAACTGATAGAGACGAAATTTTCAACGCAGTCCGCTTTGCTCAGAAAGCTATGAAGATTCGAGCTAAAGCTGGACGCGCAGTGCAAATGTTTTATCTCATTTCTTATGACTTGCATTGCCAGCTTGAAGGTGTTTGGAGCATCACCAAAGTTTGCGATATCATTCACCGCTTCAATCTCTTAAACAATGTCGCTAGGAAGCAACCATGAGTCACGACGCACAAAGCGCAATTGCCCGCGCTAAACAAATTATTGCTCAGAGACAAGCCGAAAAGCAAGCTCGCGAATCTGCGAAAGTTGCAGAGCTAGAAGCTCGCTATCATTTCGAGAAGCCAACTGCAACATCTTCGCATGCGCCGCTGACAATGATTGGTGCTAATCCCGCCAATGCAGAACAGCAAGCAGCAATTGATGCAGCCTTCTTTGGCAAGAGTTTTAATCTCATTGGTGCGGCTGGCACTGGCAAGACAAGCACACTCAAAGCAATCTTGCAAGTTATGATCGAGCAAAATCGTCTTCCGATGATTGAGCGAGATACTGGCTGGTTGCGAGCTGGAACACCAGGAGTTGCGTTAATTGCATACACGCGACGGGCTGTGCGAAACATCGCAAAGCAGATGCCCGATGACCTTAAGAAGCATTGCCTTACTTTTCACAAACTTGTCGAATATCAGCCTGAACAGTACGAAGTTGAAACTGAGGATGGCTGGCAAACAAGGATGCGATTTGCGCCGAAATACAATCGTGACAACAGGTTGCCACGTGGCTTGCATCTCATCATCGTCGATGAAGCTTCGATGCTTTCAATTGACTATTTCATGGAACTGCTTGCGGCGCTGCCTGATCCAACAAGTTGCCAATTCATTTTTTTGGGTGACTTGAATCAGATTCCTCCTGTTTACGGTCTGCCGATTCTTGCTCAAAAACTGCTTGAGCTTCCTGTTATCGAACTGACTCGCGTCTATCGTCAAGCTCTGGAATCTCCAATCATTGCATTGGCCACAGCAATCCGCACGAATGATTTCAGTTCGCTGACTGCTGATATCCGCAGCGGTATCTTCACTGTCGCTGGTATCGACGATGTTCGCTTTCTTGACTTCAAAGCATTGCCGCCCGGAAAAATTACTATTGAGAAAGCTGGTCGCGGGAAAGTTACTCTCCACGTTTGGAAGAAGAAGCTTGATTGGGAAGATGGTCTCTTCATGGGCCAGCAGCAACTCTGCAAGATGATCAAAGATGCAGAATTTAATCCTGAAGATGATGTATTCCTCTGCCCGTGGAAAGTGAAGTTTGGCAGCGAGGAACTGAACCGCGCAGTTGCTGAATATCTTGGCAAACAGCGGGGAGCGGAAGTCTATGAGGTTATCTCCGGCTTCATGAAGCATTATTTTGCTGTCGGCGATCGCCTGATGATTGAGAAGCAAGAAGCAATCATCCTTGAGATTCGCAACAATCCTCGGTATCTTGGCGCACTTCCGAAAACTCCCTCAAAAGAACTCACGCGCTGGGGTGTTGGCGGCACCGCTGCACAAATCAACCCTTTTGACGAATCTCTTTCGGAGGAGCAAATTGAAGCACTGCTAGCAGCAGCTACAACATCAGAAGATCGCACCAATGAAGCTAGCCATTCTTTGCGCGTTCGCTTTCTTGATAGCGGAACTGAGGAATATATCAGCGCTGCGGGTAGCTTGAATGCTTCGAGCTTCGGTTACGGAATGAGCGTGCATCAATCGCAAGGTTCAGAATACCCTAGGGTTCTTTATGTGACATCTCACATTCACAGTGCGATGTTGTCTCGTGAGCTTGCATATACTGGAGTCACGCGAGCAAGCCAAGAACTATATTGGATTCTTGAGTCAACTGCACTTGGCAAGGCTGCGAAGTCTCCACGAATCAAGGGAGAAAGTCTCGCTGAGAAGATTGCATTCTTTGAGGAGCGAGTTAAGGAGAAGCATGGAAAGATTGAGGTGAGCGAATGATGGCCGCTCCTGTCAATTGGGAAGCAGAAACTATTGCATTCATTCGGCGAGCATCACTGCTTGAAATTATTGAAATCAACAGGCTGCGATTCATCAAAGCTCACAAGCAATCTCCGCCGCTTGTTCTCATTGCTTCAAGTTTGCGGGGTCAGATTGTCTTCGAGTTATCTCGCATCTATGGGGAGATTGCAAACGAGTTCGGAACAATTGATCTGATTATTCGTCACCCCGAAGGAACTACGCAATATCAGTTCGCAACTAGAAAGCAGCTGGGGGCAACATTCCTTAAACTTCTCGACGTTGATAACGACCTTGAAGTTAAGCTCTGAAGCACCCCCTTGACGCGACCGGCCGCCCCTGGCATAGTCAGTTCACACGTCGGGAAGGGGGCAAGACGCAAAACAGCCCCCGCTAACCAACTTTTTTAAAGTCTGAAATGAACACTGAAACAAACATCGATGGCATCGAACAGAGCGCTGCTGCACAAGTTCCAACACTCGGCACTGCTACCAGCGCGGAATTCAATTTCACGTTTCGCACTGAAAAGATTCGCGATGACGACGGCAAGGTGATTGGCACTGGCCGCAAGCATCCGGCTGTTAAAGCACCGCTGCCTATTCCGACGACGGAGCAAATCGTTACCTATTTGCAAGCTGGTGGCAAGGTTGCTGAGCTCATTCATGACGCAGTTTATTCTGCTATCAAGGATGCTGCGAAGAACTTCATTGATGACTGGCGTGAAAACCAGCCAGCTGATGCCACATTCACTCCGACGAACTTCGATCTCTCGAAGCTGACTCTGGAAGCAATCGCATCGACTCCGGCTTCGCAACGCAAGAATGCTGCGGTTTCCGATGAAGACATTACCGCATTCTTGGATGACTATCATCATGTGATGGTCACGGATGTAGGCTACGAAGAAAAGCGTGTCAAGCTGGCAATGGCTCATTTCAAGGTGCGGCTGGTTCGCATCAAGAATGACAAGGAAGCTGTGAAGAAGCTGCTCGACTTGCTCAACATCTGGGCAACGAAGACTGAAGCTCTGGAAGATCACCAAGCTTTCTATGAAGAGCTGACTCGCAAGGCGGATAAGTACTTGAAGGAAGAAGCCAAGCAGCTATCCAGCGCTCTCTGATATAAAGTAGCAGCGAAAGGTTATAACCCAGTAGCTGTTAAATACTTCCTGGACACGAAGCAAAACTGTCCACACTTGATTCAGGGTTCGGTGTGAATCTTGAATCAACTGGAGAAACAAATGCGAATCTTTCTCGCCGTCAGTGCGCTCAGCGTTCTCGCTGCCTGCCAAACTCTTCCGATGGACATGGCAAAAATGTCTCCGGAGCAGATCAAAGAAGCAGTCAGAGACAAATCAATTCTTGCAGGTTGCACATCAGGCAAGACGGCTGCTGGCAATTTGACTACCGTGCATGTTTCGGCGGATCAAGTAAAGCAACTGAGTGGCACTGTCACCATTGACACTGATTGCCGCACGGTGATTAGCAGTGTTGGCATTGCTGCCTCAGCGGTAGCCAAATAAGCCAGTTCTAAGACTGCGATCAATAGCAGTTGCAACTGGCAGGACTGCTGGGCATCAGTATAAACTGCCCGCCAATCGAGATTTAACAGACGCATCTTAGCTGGTAATTTCTTCACCTCCCAATGTTATCGGCCAGATAGCAGAAGAAAGTCAAAGCAGAAATCTAAGGTGCGTCTGTTAACTCTTGCCGTAGGTGGCTATGTCTCAGATCGAAGCACTGTATGAACGCATCTTCATCAATGAAGAAAAGCTCAGCGTTCAGCTTGAAACAAAGTTGCAATTCAACTCTCTGCGAGTGCAGCTTTGCAAGCGTCACAAGACTATGGTGAACATGGATGCAACTAACCAAAGCCTGTGTGCTAGGTTCGACTCGGAAACTGGAGTGGCAACATTCTGGGTTGGCGAACGAACTCAGCGCACGGGCTTTTCTTTCACGGTCGTCGAAAATGCCACGTAAATATGAAACCATTTGGCTCAAGATCAAAGAAGCTGGCGAGGGTCAGTGGGTCGATGTTCGCTTCTCGAACCCCGGCCAACTTCAGACCATTATTAACATGGTGTCTTTGGAAAAAAGCAAAGCCCAGAAAAACCGCAAGGATCTGGGCATGCCCCGATTTGGCAAATTGCAAATTGACCGGCGGCCAGAAAAGAACATGGTACGCTTCACACTAATTAACTCTGGAGATTCTCTGTGAAAGTTCCTTCCCTTCGCAAGCTCACTGACTTGGATGACGCATTGCATGCTCCAAAGCATGAAGCAAAAATCTACTCTCCGGGTGACGTTGATGCAGTCAGCGGCGCTGCTACTGCTCGGCCTGATGCGCATATCAGTGAGAAAGTCTACTTGTTTCCTGAGAGCTACAACTATCTTCGCAAGATGTTGTACGAAGAGTTTCCGATGCTCTTTCAGATCGTGGGTCATGCTATGGCTTTCGATGCACCGAGATTCATTGAGCTTATGGACGCAGCTTTGGACACGAAGACTACGTTCGATAGTGATAAAGTTGATAGCACTTGTAAAAAGTACATTGACTTGCTTCGCGCAAAGATAGGGCTGTCACCTTTGCATGCTACGGCTGCATGGAGTGGGGCGCCTCGCATTGTTGATGCTACCGGAAAGGAAATCTGATCATGCTTAAATTCTATCCCATCATGTCCGCAGTTTCCTTGCTTTGTGCGGGATCTGCTCAGACTATCAATGAGCGCAGTAGCTCGGTGCAGCCTCTTAACAAAGAAAAGACTCGCACTACGCAGCGCAATCCAGAGCAGCAACGCGCAGCTTATTACGCAGCTATTGAAAAGCGTAAGCAGCGTCAACGCAAGCGGCTTGCTGCTGCTGGCCTGGAGATTCCAAATGAGCTCAGTGATGCAGCCAATCTTTGATCAAGCTGCATTCGATCAAGCCTTGAAGGAAGCTCGATCAATTGCTAAAGCTAGCGCAGCGGCAAACCAACTTAGGCCAATGCCAACACCTAGCAGAACTTACTATTGCTACAGCTGCGGCGCTCGCGACCCTCAATACTGCAACCAAGGTAAATACTATGAAAGTTATCGTCCGTTATTCCGTTCCTTATCTGGTTTGCACTCCTGCAAAATCTTTGTTTCGCTCAACGATGATTCATGAAGTTGTCAATCGTGGAGATCTGTTTGCAGTCAATCTGCTGGATGGCACGCTAACTGTTTTGCCTGGCACTATTAGCGCTCCCGAGCCTGTGCTTGCAGAGCTTGCTGAGATTCGCAAGCAGCTTGTTGACTTGCGTGCAGCTAAGGGGATGAAATGAGCACGGAAATTCCAGACTTCAACAAGCTTGATCTTGATTCTCGCATTGATACATTGAGCAAGATGCTTGATGCTCGCGATCCACTGATCGTCGGTCACTTGCGAGAGATCCACAAAATCTGTTTGCAGCATGAAGAGCTTGTTCACTTGCTCACTGACGAACAGATTCGCATCTGGATGCGAGCGCAGAAAGCTCACACCAATGTTCTGCTCGTGAAAGAAATCACAGAGAAAACGCCGCGAGCAACTAAGGTTCCCAAAGCTTCTGCCGCAGATTTCTAATCATGCGGCGCGCACTTGTCAATGACATTGTTCGTGCATTCACTTTCAGAATTCGCACAGGTGAGCGGCAAGCTTTCTTTCCGATCACCGATAATGATGCAGACCGGAAAGCTGGGGGGTTTCACTCAGCAGAGCTTGCGCACTTTTCCAGCTGGGGATTTGCAAACTGCTCCACTAATTATCCTTTCGTCTTCAGTTGCTTGACACTTCTAGCCGGTGATTTGCGAAGTCTCGATTCTGAAGAGCGTAAATACGCAGTGGAAGTTTTTGAAAGACACTATGCGCATCCTCAACAAACTCGCAGCAATCTCCGTTATTACTGAAAGCACTGGAAGTAGTGTTGCTCAGCTCGTTGCAGATAAGGAGTATCATAAGCTGCAACGCTGGCTCAATGTCAGCAGCTATTCAATGCTTGAAGTCTTGCATGATTGCCCACGCAAGTTTCAACTCAGCAAGGTTCAAGCATTCCGCGCAATCAGCAATCCGACGAATCTCGATTTCGTTTTCGGCCATGCTGTTGGCTCTGGAATTCAAGCGTGGATTCAGCACATGGGTTCGCCGATGGCAGAATCTCAAGCACTCATGAATTGCGTACTTGCTTGGCGCGCAGACTTTGATGCAAGAAATGAGAAGAAAGGTAAGAGTCTTTACGAAGCTTGCCAAGCAGTGTTGCAATACATTGAGTGGTATGAAGCTAACATGGGCGAGTGGGTCGTTTGGGTAGCGCCGAATGGCAAGCCTGCAATCGAACTGTCTTTTGAGGTAGACTTTGAAAACGGATTTTTCCATTACGGTCACATCGACGTCATCTTGCAGAACCGTCACACTGGCATGCTGGCAGTGCAAGAAAACAAAACACACGGTTTCAGAACAGTTGAGCCTGCAATCTACGTTAACTCAGATCAAGGAGTTGGCTACGGAGCTGTGCTCGACATGCTTGCAGATGTCACCAGTTACGATGTCTACTACAATTGCTACTCAAGCACTAGTCGTGAATGGGAAGTGCTCCCTTTCCGAAAGTCTGTTAGTAGCAAAGTAGAATGGATTCGCAGCATCCAACTTGACCACGCTGCTATCGACACTTACGACGGCCTCAACTTTTATCCGAAGCGTGGCAGCAGTTGCTTCAATTTCATGCGACGCTGCCAGTATCTGGGAGAATGCAATATGACTGCGACGCTTCCTAAGCTTCAAAGATTGAGTGAGGGCAACGCTGAGAAGGTTGACTTCAAATTTAAAGTCAGCGAGATGCTCGCAAAGCAAAGCGGCAAAGCTGGTATTGAAGCTGAAGCTGAGGATAGCTTGATATTTAATATGGAGAACATCGATCATGAATAGAAACCAGCGTCAATCTTTCTTGATGCGCATCGCCGATTGCCTCACCAGAGAAGCGGCAGAAGACTTGCTTGATGACATTGAAGTTGCGGTCCTCGACAACGAAACATCTGATGCAAAGAAGCGTGCATTCGTTGAAGCTGCTTGCTTGCAAAAGTTTGCGCATCAGCCGCCGCAAAATTACAACTTCGATGAAGTTGCTAACGAAGCTCAACTTCTGTGGAATCAAATTAACCGAGTAATAAAATCATGAAACTCGCTGACTATGCTGCAATTTCCGCTCGACATATTCTTGTCTATGGTGCTCCTAAGTCTGGCAAAACTGTTGCTGTTGCTCAGCTTGCTAAGAAGTATCGTCTATGGTGGGTGGACTTGGAAGATGGCATCAAGAGTGTGCTCAATCCTGCTGTGCTTGATCCTAGCGCACTCGCTAACATCGAGTTGATTTCGATCCCCGATCGCCAAACTTATCCAATGGCGATTGAAACCATTCTCAAGATCGTGAAAGGCGGAGCACAAAATGTTTGTCACGCGCACGGGAAGGCGAACTGCCCCCAATGCAAAACCCCTGACCTGTTCACAAGTGTGGATCTTAGCAAGTTTGATAACACTAATGACATTCTTGTTATCGATTCGTGGTCGCAACTCTCAGAATCGGCAATGAATTACATCATGAAGACTGCAATCTCGCAAGATAACTTCGATGCAAAAGCTGGCTGGGATGAATATGGAAAGCAAGGTCGAATCCTTGAGCGCATCGGTAGTTGGCTGCAAACTGCGCCTATCAATGTTGTTGTCATCAGCCACGAGTTGATGGTTGAAATGGAAGACAAGACCAAGAAGATTGTTCCTATTGGCGGCACGTCCAATTTCAGCAAGACGTTCGCAAAGTATTTTGACGATGTTGTTTACACGGAAGTCATAAACAAGCAGCATCGCTGCATTAGCAGCACCATCGCGAAGCCTTCAGTGCTGGCAGGCTCGCGAGCAGGAGTTGAAATCGGAGCCGGCGAAACTCTTCTCAAACTTTTTGGAGCCTGACATGGCAACACGCAAATCTGTAGTAGAACCTGAACTGTCACCTCGCCAGCAGCTATTGACTGAAGCCTTTGAACTCACCAGTAAGGATCGCAACAACTCATACGGTAGCCCTGAAGACAACTTCCAAAACATTGCTGATTACTGGAACACTTATATGAGCCAGCGGGGAATCATTGACACTCACCATGTCAACACCATTTTGCTGACTGCTCAAGATGTTGGTCAACTCATGATTCTACTGAAGATGGCGCGAATTGCCACCAACCTCGATCACCGAGATTCTTTGGTTGACATTGCAGGTTACGCTGCATGTGCCGAAGATTGCCGTGTCGCTAGCAACGGCTGAAATCGCTAGCATTTTCCCTCACTGACAGAAAGCAACTCATGACCGCACGTACTTTCAACGCCGCTCTGCTCGACAAGACCATTGATGATATCGAAGACTTGGCAGGGTTTGAAGTTCCCATCGAAGGCATCTACACTCTGAAGTTTTACACAAAGACCAAAGTCATCAATGACAAGGATGCAATCGAAGCCAACTTCGAAACAATCGAGTGTGTGGAACAGAATGATCCGGATGCCACTCCCACGAAGCCGGGCACCAAATTCGGCGTCGCGTACTTTCTCGACAACGATATTGCAATGGGCCGCTTCAAGGCACTGATCGCACCTGTTGCGAATCATTTCGGGGAGAGCAATCTCGCAACACTGGTGACTGAAACTTGCGCAGAAAGCCAAGCTCTGATTGTGCAAGCCAAGGTCAAGCGGCGTGCTGACAAGAATGACAAGGAGAAGTTTTACGCTGACGTCAGCAATTTGGTGATTGGCTGATAGAAGCTGCGGGTCACAACGGCCCGCATTTTCCTGAACACGACAATAAGCAGGACAAATCTGGGTGGCGCACACATGAAAATCCTTTTCGTAGGTTCCTCATTCTTCGGAGATGAGAACTATCTCGATTCACTTTCTCGCTTGCCTGCTTTGCGCGGTTGCAATGTTGCAACATCTTTCATGAAGCGAGAGACTGCTTACGAAATCACATTGATTTGCAAGCAGAAAAATTTTGAGGCCGTGATTTGTGCTCAGCCTGAGTTGCTGGA